ATTTTTGGAAGTCTAATTGATAATCTTGTTACATATCTCGATACATTCCTTGGAGAAGCACTAGGATCTCTTTATACATCAAGAAAAGAAAGTTATGAAGAATTACGAAGTGATTTAAAAGATGAATTATCAGAATCAAGTCCTGATGAAGATGATTTAACTAAACTTGCTCTAAAGGCAAAAGAAATTGGTCTAAATAAAGAACAATTCATGAGGTTAGCAAATGATCCAACAGTTGATCTTGCTACATTAGAATCATCTACAAATGGTGTGAATAACAGAACTTTGTCAATGGAAGAAGGGTCTAAAGAAATGGCTGCAAATCAACAGCCAGTAGTCATTAACAATGTCACAAATAATAATGTAACACAAGGTGGAGGTGGAGGTGCTGCTGTAATTCCAATGCCTAAGCCTGTCACCAATCCTCATTCACAACTACTGGCTGCTGTTGCAGCTAGTGTTCTTTAAAACTTACTCGTTAGCAAGTTTCTCAAAATAACTCATTGCACTGTCTTCATCATCATCTTCAGTTACCATACTTGGGACTGGAGATGATTTGTAGGAAGGTGTATATTCTTCCTCATCATCAATCACTTCAGCAATTGGTTTACCAACAGACTGTTTGCCAGTCAAAACAGCATCCAGCCTTTTTCGAAGCTCATCATAACTCTTGAAGTTTGATTCTCCAAGAAAGTCAGAAAGAGAATGTGTTTTGGAAATCACTTTCTCAATCTTATCATCATCACCAATCTTTGAAACTTTGTCAAATTCGCTCTTGTCATAATTCCAGTAACCATCTACCTTGCGAATCTTCAGTTTGAAATTTGCTCCTTCCCATGCATCAAATGGATTGATCGGTGTTTCATCTTCAAATTCTGGTTGCATTGCTTCCATGATTTTGTCAAAGATTTTCTTGCCATACTTGTAAAGCATGACTTTACCTTCATTATCAGGATTTGATGAATCAGAAACAACCAACACATTACTGTAGTATTGTAGCTTGCGTTTTTGTTTTCGAGCAATCTCTTTATCAGTCTCAATGCCTGAATTCCAAAGCCCAGAGTTATGCTCGCAACATGGACATTTTCCGTTAACGGATGTCAAGCAATTCTCAATAAACCACATTCCAGTTGGTCCTTGGAATGCGTGATTCCATACACGAACCCATGGAAGTTGATCTCCTTCTGTAGCTGGAAGAAATCTTAGAACAGCAAATCCATTCCCAGATTTATCTACCTGTGGCTTCCAAAGTCGATCATCAATGTATGATGCTTTTTCAGTTGGGGATTCTTCTTTTGCTACTTGAGCCAGAAGTTTATCGAGTGCGTTGTTTTTGCGAAGTGAGCTAATGTTAGACATGGTATTCTCCGTATGTTGTCGTATGTTTAAGTATTTCACAAATTTCATCATATATCTTATTTATCTTACTACAAGATAATATTATAGTCAAGTTTTTTATTCAACTTTTCAAAAGTAATATACTTGACATTCTCATATTCAGACCACTCTTCTACCTCATCTCCATCTGGAGTGGCTTGATAAAATTTGGTTTTGGGATAATCTTTGAAATTAACAGCATGCTGATTTTTCCAATTGACAGATGGAACCTCATTCGCATCTTGAGGAATGTAGTTTGAAGTCCCTTTATAGACATTGTTCACCTTTCCTGTATCTGACTTCATGTCAAAACCAATCATGTAAACTTCTTTGGGTTCATAGTCAATCATCATCATTCTGACAGCAATCGATCCAGCACTCCAACCAGAATATGGTTCTGGAATGAGATATACCTCATCCTCCTCATCTACCCATGTGATCCATTGATGATGATTTCCTAGTTTCTGCCGAATATCATCAGAATCAAAAGGTTCATTTCGTTTTTCATATTGTTGTTTGATCATATGAAAGAGTCTCATGATCTGATTTGGATCTGTTCCATTCATTACAAAGTTATTAAAATGTTTCTTTTCATTTTCTGTTTTTAGACTTTCATGCCATCCTTCAAAGAAATTATCTTCAACCAGTGAATCATATGCATATTCTGGAAGTTTAGACCAGCTTCTAAAATAGCAAACATTGTTATAGATGTATCCGCTTGATGCAATCTCATGCATCATGCCTCCATCAACTGCAATCAATGCATCAGGTGTATAATCACGATACAAAGCATTGCAACCATAAACTCCTCCACATCTTCCTAATGCTTTCAAATCTAATTGAAGTCTAGATTCACCATTTCCTAATACGAAGTATTTCATTTTACATATTCATATGGTGTTTGGTCTGATTCTACTAAATCTATTGTGCCATCAAAAACATATCCAAGACCATGTAAGAACTGTTCAAAATGTTCTAGAACATCATTCAATGAATGATCTAATGGTATTCGATGTGTAATTTCAGATTCTTGTCCTTTATGATTGTTTACATATCTAAATTCAATGTATGAATTATACAGCATTATTTCCTCTCAAGCATCATTGGAAAAATAAATCCAAGAATATTTCCACATTGTTTTGCTATCTCAGCATGTTCCTTTTGCGTTCCATTTGAGGATCTCAACTCCACATAATGAATCCATGAACGAAGTGTTCCATGCATCATCAATCTGGTTTTTGTCAATCCCTCTGGAAGAACTGCTCTTGCTTGTTCCTTGGCAATTCCTTGAGCAATAGCCCAATCATAGATTTGTCTTGCCTGTTCAATCAATTCAGACTGCCGTTGATCCCATTGCCAGATGAGTTTCTGATCATCGCAATCAATAGAATTTTGTCGATTCTTTATATCCTGAATTCGACATTCTCTTTTGACAAATGTGTTTTTAATCTCATTAGGATTAGCATATCGTTGACTAAATTCCTGAAAACTGAAACTGCGATGTCGAACAATCTGATGTGCGATGTCACGTGTTGTTTCAATTTCTAGGCAAGCACTAACCATCTCGAATGGGGACCAATGCTTGTGTTTGATAAGGTAGCGTAGGAGCCTTTCGGACGTTTCAGTGTTGTGTTGGTTCGAGGGATTCGATACACGGGCACAATACGCAACGAGATCTTGGACATTTAAATCCTCCGATATTGATTGCAAAAACTCAGGTGATGCCTGAGTATAGCTTATTAGTTTAACACTCATCTGCGATTAAAATTCCTTCTTGGTGATGGATTTTGTTGACGATGTGCAAGCACTTTCTGATAAGAAAGCTCTTTGAGACGTTGATTCAACTCACCATCACGTCTTTGTAATGTTGCACAGTCAAACTCAAGCTCACGAACACGTGTCTCAAGTTGTTGTACTTTTAGAGCCAGATGATCACGATCACGAATTACATCTTCAATTGTTTGTTTTGCCATATTTCCTCTACAGCATATTGATAAGATATTGTTTGCATCTTTTTATATCAGTTTCTATAAAAGATGCATATTTAAGAATAAGATTACGTTTCTGTGGCCATACAATGTTTTCCTTTATATCACGATCAAATTGATCTAGATAACTCAGAATCTGATTGAGTATGACCATTGTTTCGAGGTGAATTTGGCCACCAAGAAATCTCTTTAATAATAGCGGATGTTGTCCTAAAACGCAAGTGAAAAGTGTATTGAAGTTGGAAGAATCAATTGATTCTGTTCTGAGAAGGTTTTCCATATCTGTCTGAAAAACATAACCAATACTCTGTTGAGTCTTTTTCCAATCAATGTAAGTCTGCTCATCATAATCACCAATCCATGCTTTTGGATTCTTGATTATATTAGCGACAAAATAGTCAAGTGTATTATCACCATACTTACGACCAATCCGATGAAAGAAAAATCTATCGTTTCTTTTAAGAAATGAAGACTTCTTTGCATTTGTTTTGCCAGAATACTTTTTAAAATCATAATGTTCTTTGGTAAAATGTAGTTTTAAGCCAAGATAGATTTTATAGGCATCCCAACTTTCCATAGCAAACATTATACTCCTTCTCAGGAAAAATGTCAAGTATTTTTATACAGGTAACTGAGAAACTTTGGGGATAAGATTGAGTTTCATAGCGTCCACTTCAATCTTTTCTTTAAGAGGTTTGGTAATAAGTGATGCCACAGTTTCTGGTTCTATTTTGTTTTCAGAACAATATTCCAGAACTGCATCAAGATATGAGATACCAGTTCGATTTACAAATTCTTCAATCTCATATGAAAATTTTTTCGCACTCATAATTTTTAATTCTTCAAACATCATTTAATTTTTCCTTTATGTTGGAGGTTTTTTGGCAGAACCTCCATAAACTGCTTATTTAGATTTTTCTCTGGCTTCAATTTCTAATGGATTATTCCAATATCCATGTTTAATTGTGTACCAAAAATAAAGAATTATAAAAACAAACCAACCATGCCTTTCATACTGCATCATATGAACTTCTTCATGTCTCCGAATACTTTCATCATCAAGTGTCTTGAGATCACGATACCATGCAGTATTTTTAGAAATGGTTATAGCAGTAAATTTTTTTGGAAAAAATCCTCTCAACCATTTAGGCATTAATTCATGTTTTTTCATTTCTTGTCTTTATTATCCACAAACTCTTGAAATTGTTTTGCAACTCCTAAAATTTGTTCAACTCCTGGATAATTCTTATAGAATTTTTCAGTGGAATTCATTGCTTCTTGATACAATTTCATTCCTTCCTCTGAATTTTTTTTCATCATTTCTTCAGCTAAATAGAACTGGCGGTCAAAATAGGTTTGCTGCAATTCATACATGGATACCATGTATTCTTTTGCAGTGCTCAATAATTCTTGCCGAATTTGGAATGGATTCTTGTTTACTTCTGCCATGTCTTATTCTCCTTTGTGTGTGTGAAAAAGTGTTGCCATAATTGTTTTGAAAATGTTTTTTCTTTTGCTTCTTTTCTCTTCCAGAAAATCAGCATATGCATATTCCCAATCATCTTTGTATTCTGCCTTAAAATATGATTTTAATTCAGAATTGTCATGATGTAAGCATGAAAGATCCATGTTACTTTTCCTTATGTGTGTGATGTGAATGTGGCAATTCTGTTTCTAGGTTTGCCACAAACCCACCTGCATCAAGCAGCCAAAGCTACTTGCGCAGAAGAATAATCAGAGTTGTTTGCCTCTAATTG